GTGATCTACCTTAGTGCCCTGAGGTGCGGCCATAGCATAAACTGGCAGCGCCTGAGCGGCTACTAGTTTGTCGCGGATGATTTGCAAGTAGTTCACTGGAGGGCTTGCCTTAATTGTTTCTGCCACTTGCTGCGGCCCATGCGATCAATCTTTGCCCGGCTAAAAGCGCCGAGCTGGTCCCAGGCCTGGCCCATATAGTCCTTTGCCTTGTAGCCTTTATTGGTGCCAGTTGCCCGGCGGCCGTACAGCTGCATGAATGGGTAGGCCTGGGCGTCACCTTTGCGGTTGCGCACTCGGACTGGACCAATCCAAACGGCGATTTGGTCACGCCAAGCGCGGACGCGAGCGCGGGTCACCTTGATGCTCTTAAAGAGGTCTTTCGTTCCTGGTTTGGTAACGTCCTCATAAGCTGCAGCCCGCGCCGCGTTGCGCAGTGGAGTAGCCTCCTGGCGGAGGGCACCGTACAGCTCCTGCAGTCGGATTTTCTCCGGTGCATTCTGAAGCTTCTTTCTGAGCTCGTCAAGGCCAACAATTCCCTTTTGCTTAGGCATTGTCCTTGAGTTTGCATTTAATCAATGTGTAGCGCTTGCGGCCTTCCGGTAGGGCGCTTATCACCTCGTAGCGCTGGCTGTTGAATTCCAGCTCCCAGCTGCCCAGGACGTCCGTCCGGTAGCGCACTCGCCAAATAACGGTGGCGCTGCTCTGCATCTGGTCGCTCACAAAAGCCTCCGTGCCCGCTGCTTCGTTGATAACGAGCATAGCATAGCAAGTACCAGCGCTCGAAAAGGAGCGCAGTACCTGCCCGCTGTTGTTGGTGCTCACAGTTGGGCTGTAGAGAGTTATGCGGCGGTCTAGGGTCAAAGCGTGTTTTTGTAGCGGAACAATACGCGGTCAAAAAAGCGCGGCGTTGGTTGCGGCAAGTCGTCGCCGTAATCAAAGCCAAATTTAATCCGTTGGTAGATCGCGTGGATTACGTCCTTTGGCGTGCTGGTGTTCCAGCCTGCAGCGTAAACCACCTCCAGCTTGTCGCCTTCCTCGGAAGGGGTCAGGCGTCCGTTTAATAGGGTATATTCGGTGTCGGCCACGCCGTCCACCTTAACATAAGTAACTGCCCCGATGGGCCAAAAGGGAAGCGTTATTTCAGCTTCCCAATTGGTTACCACCGTTACAGTTGCAGTGCCGACTACCACCTGCGCATAACTGAGCGCCTCGTCACAAGCTGCGTTATAAAGGAAGGTAAGCAGGCTATCGTCTGCGGACCCATCCACGCGGCAAAAAGCTTTCACCTCTGTGAGGTTAATCGCGGCAGGGGTGAAGTCGACGGTTGTCATTAGATCGTTACGTCGTCAGCGATTACGAAGGACTTAGGACGCAATACAGCAATATCCATGAAGCGCTCCACGTAGATGCGAACCGTAGAAGAAAGCATTTCGGTGTAAGGGTCAATCAGCAAAGTTGCACCGCCCCAAAAGCCGATTTGCACGTCTTCGAAGTTACCGAAAAGAATACCGTAGGTAGCAGGGCTGCCAGCGGTTACCTTGGACAAAGTGGTAGAGTAGATGTTATATCCGTTGGCGGTCTGGACTGGGTCCAACATGCCCTCTACCAAGAAGCGGCCGGAGCCAGCGTCTACCTTGGTCTTCTTCAATTTAGCCACTACGTTGGGGTGCGTAACGTAGCCCAGGCGTCCGCCCAAAGCGTTGTTTGCAGCAAGCAAGGCCTCCATGTCTACCAAATCGTCGTAAGACAAAGCGCCCAAAGCCAAATCTTGAGCCGTACCGTTCAATGCGGTGTAGATACCAGTGGGCTGGTTAGATGCTCCAGTGCCTACCAATACAGCCTGCTCCAGTCCTTTGTTGAAGGATTGATTCAGTTGGTTGATCATGCGTGCCTGGATGCCTTGGCTGTACTCTTGTGCCAACAATTGGTTAGATACAGCGGCAGCGATTACGGAGCGCTTAGGCGTCATCGTAATGGTAGAGAAGGTCAAGTCCTGGGCAGAAGCTGCGCCGGTTTCCGTGTTCCAGTTCAAAGTGTAGTCAGAGTCCTGAACTGGGAACTGTACGTTTCCGGTCAAGCCTTCAGCAACAGAACACAAGGAAAGCATGGGAGTATTTGGGTACAAGAAATCCACGTACTTGCCCGGATCCGTGTAAACCAAATCACCGCCCAAGTTGCCACCAGTTCCACCGGTAACAGTGTTGGTACGCAGTTCGCGGTTCAAAAACTCAGGCATGTGGATGGCGGCCTGGTTCTCGCCGCGGCTTTCCACGCCCAGCTTGTTACGCTCGGCGATTCCTTCCTGGTTCATTTCTGCCTCGATTCCGGTAAGCTTGCCGTTGCGTGCTTCGCGGATTGCCTTAACGATGTTAAAGCTGCGGAGGTCTTTTTTCTGTGAAGCGGAGAAACCACCAGCGAAGGCTGAGGCGTCCACTCCAGCGCCTGGATTCTCGGCGCCTTCGGGTTTTGTTTCCATTTGTATGGGGGTTAAATTAATTTCGGTTTCTTCGACCTGAGCCGCGCGGGCGCTCTCCAGGCTTCGCATCGCCACAGCGGTAGAGGGGTTCGCTCCGCGTGGCGTCAGGCTGATGTCAAAAATTTCGGCCACTTTGGTGATCACTCGCGTGGGTTTCTCACCTTTCACGTTTTCCCAGCGTTCCTCGGCAACAGTGAAAGCCCAGGATGCCTGATCCAAATCGCCGCGCTCCACTAGGGTGCGGGCTTCCTTTCCGGTGGAGGTTTCGGGTGCGGTAAACTCAAAGTACAGCCCCTGGTCGTCTGCGCGCAGCTCCAGCGTGCCCTTGCCTTTGTTGCGGCGTGCGAGCACGTAGTCGTAATTGTGATTGAGCAGCGCGTGAATGTCGAAGCTGTCCACCTCGGCGAAAGCGCTGCGCTCTATGCGCTCGTTAAAAGCGCCCATGTCGTAGGCTTCATAGTTGGCAGCGTAGCCAAAGATGAGCCCTTCCTCAGCTCCCCCGTTAAGAGGCAGACTCCGAATCTCCTTCTTCTCTATTGATGGTTCCATTTTGTATATCGCCAGTTACGCTCATGTGAGCGGGTTTGTTGTACTCATCTCCACCTTCAATAGGTGTCATGCCTTCGCTCTTGCGGATTTCGTTAGCGCTAATTGCGCCGATGTTCCAGTAGGAAACGTTGCGCTGCACCTGAGCCATCATATCGCCGCGCATCAGGCTTTTGAGGTCGAGCTCAAACTCCAGCGCTCCAGTTACCAGCTTGTTGGTAAACTCCATTTCAATTTGCTCGCAAAGCGGGCGGATGCAGTCGCTTACAAACTGTGCGTTCTGCGCTTCGATGGATGCGTTTTGGCTTACGCCCTGCATGTGGCCCACTTTGTGAGGTGGTACCTTGAAGATGCGGCAAATTTCCTCAACGCCAAAGTTCATGCTCTCGATGTACTGCGCCTCCTGCATTGAAATGCTCACGGGCTTGTACTCGGCTCCGGCAGTCAGTACGGCCGTCTTGCCGCTGTTTGCTCCTGAGTAACGCTGGTCAAACTGTCGGCCGAGGTCCTTCAGGCGCTCAACGTCGCGAATGCTGCCATCCAGTTGCAGGATGCCCTTGGGCATTGCACCGTTTCCGTAGAAGCCGCCGAGGTGCTTGTTCGCCGCCATGGCCGTGCCGATGGTTTCCTTTGCGTAAATAATCGGGCTCAGTCCGTTGATGCCGTCGATGGTCCACGCCTTGAGGTGGATTATTTGCGAAGGCTCCAGGCGCATGGTCACGCCACCGGGAAGGTACAAGCTGTAGATTAGGCGGCCACTGGTGGTATCGATCGTTACCAAATCGGTGTCAATCATTTCCAGCGCAGTGATCCGTCCGCGGTTCCGGACTGGCAATACATAAGCATTGCCGCGAAGTAGTAAACTGTTGATAAGCGCCTGACGCCAATAGTAGCTATTGTATGCCTCGGATGGCTTGCGGCTTACAAGCTGGTCAAGTTGACCCTCCACGCGGACCTTTCCCTGCTCCGTTTCGGCAAATAGGTGGAAAGGAAGCGAAGCAATCGTATCGGAAATCAGGGAAACGCAAGCGTAGACGGTGGGCACCGTGGGCGCGTTGTTGCTGTTGACTGTTTCTCCGGCGTTGGTTTGGCCTCCACCTATTAGCTGGAAAAGCCAAGGCTTCGGATTAATAATGCCCGAAATGCTCCGGGTTACTCGTTGAAGAAAGGAGGCCATTGTGCAAAGGTTACGAATTACATTTTCTCAATCCAAATTAAACAAAGACAATATCTTCCGTTTGGTAAACTGAAGTATTTGCTTGTGCGTTGTGCACATATCCGGCTAGCGCTGTAATGAGCGCAGCGGTGCCGTCTATCTTATCCGGGGCCTTGGATTTGTTAAAGGTCCAGTTGTCGTTTTTGTCTATCTGCAGGTTTGTGTTGGAAATGTGCCAGGCAGTCACCGGGTTGCCGTCGTGTCCTATGCGTTTTTGTTGCACCAGGCGGTACAATAGTTTCATTGGCTCGTTTATCATTAGGACGCCCTGCCTCACCTCAAAACAAAACTTTGCACCGTAGCGCTGCCGCACCTGGTCGATTGTTTCCGCCGCGTTCCAAGGGTCAAAGAAGATAGCCTCCACCGGGTAGGCCTCGCAGATTTCGAATATCTTGCGCACTCGGTCCGGCGTGGTGTTCACCTCGCCCTCGATTACCTCGACGTGCCCGCCCTTCATCCAGTTGCGCACCAGGTTCGGGTAACGGTTCTTGCGCTTGTCCATGCTGTGCTGGGTGATTTGGTAGAATTGTTTGGTGTAGAAGCGCTCCCCTCCGTCCCAAAAAAGTAGGACGTAGGCGGTCCAGTCGTTGACGGCTGCAAGGTCGACGCCCATGTAGCACCTCCAGGTACCTAGCGCGGCGGGCTCCTTTTGCAGGCAGCGGTTCCAGCTGCCGAGTTCAATGTACGGTTGTGCGCTTCCGGCCCATTGGTTCAGGTGCAGCTTGCGCAAGGATAGTAGAGTCGGTTCGTCAAACTTAGCCGTTCGGCTCAGTTCCTCCAGGTACTCCATCGTTACCGTAACGCCTAGGCTCGGATTTGCTTTGGCCCATACGGCAGGATCGTGCGGGTCCTCTGTGTCCTTGGCTCCGTAAATAATGGGCAGGAAGCTAGGGTCGTCCACGTCGCCGTTCAGTACCTTGGTTGCATACTCGTGCCACTTGTGCGCAAAGGTGAAAGCGCCGCCTGCGGTTGTGATTGCTATCATTTGAGACGGACGTGCGGCCATGGAGGTGCGTAGTGCTTCCCATAGCTCCGGGCCCTTGTGTTCATTCCATGCGTGAATTTCATCGCACAAGATTAGGGAAGGGTTCGCGCCGTGGTTGCTGAGGCCGTCTGAGGTAATGGTCTTTAGGAAGCCGGGTTTGTTCAGTAGGTGGATTTCCTTGCGGTAAGGTATCAGCGCCTGCTTCAGTACCGGGTTCATTAGAATTGTGTTTCGGACATAGCCGAACAGTACGCCCGCCTGCTCCCTGGTGGCTGCCGCAATAATTACCTGCGGGTTGCTGTTGTCCTTCCATCCTTTGAGTAAGTGGGCAATGGCTAGCATTGCAATGAATGCGCTCTTCCCATTCTTCCGAGGGATCTCTAGCCACACCATGCGCTTACCTTCGCTCCGACGGATTAGGTCCCGCTGCCATTCCATTAGCTTGACCGGGGTGCCTGCGGCGGCGTCTTCGGTAAGTACGCAGTACCGCTCGATCGTTTCCTCGGTCCAGGTCATAGCTCTAGAGTCATTTGGTTGCTCTCTTCCTTTCGGAGTTTTTCTATCATGCGCTTAGCCTGGGCCAGTGAAGCAATAGCCGGGTTGCTTCTAATCACCAGCTGCCCGCGGTCGGTGAGCGCTTCAATGATTGCGCCGTGCTTTTCGATGCTGGCTTCGCAATCAGCCTTGACGCGCAGCCATACTTGGAGCTCTGGATTCATAGGAAGGGGAGTTTGAGGTCGTCTTGATGGAGTAAAGACGAG